AATATAATGCTGTTTCACAAAGTCACTGGCTGGAGGATCATAATCAAGAGTCAACGTTTCCCAAATTGAAGACGATGCAGCCGAGCCATTATTCATAAACTGCGACTTAGTCGTAGGTTGAGGATCAGCAGCATCGTAGTCAATGGAAGCATACATTGCACCACTAGTACTAGTGGGTACGATACTACGAATTACAATACGCATGCGATGAAACTTGTATTGCTCAAAATTAGTGGCCAGTGAAGACAACCAAGGGTAACTAGTCAAAAGACCAGGTTGAAAGGGAATTGCAGACAAGACAGCAAAGGAAGCATTTGTACCAGCCGGGTAAGTAAATGGTCCAATATATTCACAATGTTGGATACGAATACCATTGGGAGCACCATTAAACCTGGGGACACGATTCTTTTGTGACATGCTGACTGCAGCAGGAGCTCGATTAATTGAAAAACCCGCAGAGGGCTTTGGAGCAGCTCCTAATACAATTTGTTTGTTTTGTTTACGTTGTTTTTGGGGACGAGAAGCTTTTACAGGCGGGTTAGGGCGAGTAGGATAAACACGAGCACGTTGGTAATCATCCACCGGTCTGTACTCTTGTAAATATGGTCCAAGGACACTACTAGCAAGAGCAGACAGGAGAGAAGTAGCAGCGATTCGAGGAACAACCGCCCGGTTGTCGTCTGCGCGAAAATTACGAGGTACGAGAGCCATTATGGGATACGCCGGCTCAGGCGGACTATACATCTATATGGGTTAGGGCCGTGTAGTCTCTCGGCATTTTGGTTAGCACGGAAATATTAAGACCCTTGGCAGGTCACCGTTTTGGCCTATTAAACACCCCATATAGACCCCATATCCCTAAAAGAACTGATGTGTAGGGACAACACCAACATCAGGGCTAGCCCAGTATGGCACATTATTATCATAATACTGTTCGAGAAGAAGTTGCTCATTAGGTGGGATGCCAAAGGCCTCATAAAAAGAGACCCTAGACATCTCATCAACTGGCTCAAACCTCCTCTCCATATTCTTACCAAGTATTACCATACCTGATTCCAAAGAAGGCTCATCTATAAGTGGTTTCCGACCACAGGAGGCACGAATAAATCCGCGATAAAAATTTTGCCAAACAGGAATGCCACCCGTAAGTGACAAACCACCCTGTCCAACAGCAGAAATCCAGGATTCATAAACTGCTTTGTTATCCAACGGTTTAATTGAATAACAATCCTTGGAAATCGCAACTCGCGGATCACGAACCATAACATATTGTTTCCCATCAAACACTGGATGTGATTGACAGAATTCAATGTGTTCAAGACACTCAACTGTGTCTTCCATCTTAATAGAAAAACCAAACTCCAGAAAATACTGGGGAAGCTTTTGTCTAAGTTCAGATTCACAGGAACGATCCATGATCAATACACAGTCATCACCATTATTAGCTAGGGACAACTTGATGTTACTTTCATGTAGATAGGAGTAGACGATTGCACACATAATCAGACAATTGCCTAACGCTGTGTTCATGTCGCCACTCATCCTACAACCATCCACGGTGTATTTCACGGACCAATCTGCAGAGTAGATGCCAACAATGTTTCTGAGTTGCAGTTTCAATAACTCACGAAGTGTGCTTGAAGAGTAAACAGCATTATATATAGAATGCTCCCATTCAAGACAATCACGACTTACATGTTGATCAAACCTCTCTGCATCAATACCTATCGCTATGGGGTCGCTGTATAGGGACCACTTCTTTGAGAAATGAAACCCTTGTTGTTCAGCATTAAGACCTTTAAAAATCGTCACCTCCCCAAAAAGACTCTTGACAACACCATAAATAGGATGCTCGAGAGCCTTAATATAACAACCCACTTCCAAATTATATGGATAGGAACGGGGGGAGATGATACGCATAGCTGAATTAGGCTTGACTGAAAAGTTGAACTTTTCCACCTTACCAAAACCTTTAACTAGAGGGGAGGGGAGAACCGCACCATCACGCAGTAATTCCTCCTTAGCCTGACCATACCTTGTCCTTCTACGCCCAGTATAACATCCAATGAACTCATCGAACGTATAAGGGGATATCCCAGACAAGCCTGAAATCAGTCTACACCGAAACTGACGGAGTCTCACATTAAAGATGTTAGCAACAGGTTTTGGTGGACGGGAAAATTGGCCGTCGCGTTTGACCAAGAAAACGCGTTCGACGACACCTTTCAACACATTGTCAAGTGTGTTGTTATGAACCCGAATTTTCACATCTCCGGATGAAGGAGCAACCACGTAGCCGACTTTCTGACCCGTTTTCTTACCAACATTGTAAGTAACAGAAAGCCGTTCATTGCCATTCCGTGATTGAATATGACTAGTAAGATCCTGTTTAACTCCCAGCTTGTTCCGGTTGTACAATGGTATGGATTGAGTTAACGTAGTATCCACACCCCGGACAAGACTAGGGCACCCCTATGGACCCTTGACGGGCCCAAAGAGGGACATTATCCTACTGCCATACGAGCGTAGCATATTATTGCGACCTATTGTGAGCTTGGAGTACTGGGATTGATGTAAAAACACATCATCTTGAGTGGGTAAAAAGAAGAGGGCAAGAGCACGGGAGATTGATCTCAACACATCGTAGTCCCTCGCCGCATAATCCTTTGCCCAAGCCACCATAAACCTCCGAACAACAACAATATTTGACTGGGTTTGGGGCATAAGTCCAAACCGCAATTTTGCTGCACCCGCCATCTTAACTATCAACTTGCACTTAACATCGGCTATTTCATCATGATCCACACCATACAAGACATCAAGTTTCTGAATATCTTGTTCTACGGATAAGGGTATGTAATCAACTGGATGGTAAAAATACCAACACAACAAAAGACAAACAAACAAACCACCGATTAATAAGAACATAGTTAGGTTTTCAATCTCTAATATTG